ATCTGTAATGCCTGTTGTAATGCTATCTGACGTTGCTCTTCTCTACCTGTTCCTATCCCCACATTGACAGTAACGTCCATTCCTGAGTTCCAAGAACGTGGGTCAATAGACACAAACTCTCCATGTAGTCTCATCATCGTCTCTTCACAACTATTCTCTACTAAGAGATTCAGCATCAGTTTGAATAGACGCTTCATACCACCCTCTGCGATATTACGAGCCATAACCTCTATTTGTGCAGAGCCTTGTTGTGCTTGTAGCCTAGCGGCTGTTGCTGAGGTGTTCTGTAGAGCGTCAGGGTCTAATCCCATAGACGCTTTAGAGACTCCTGTCTTTGATTCTACAGTCAAATCCATGTATTGAATTGCATCAAGTACCTGACCTGCTACGAATGGAGTTGCTATATCCACGAGTGCCTGTGGAGACTTCAGTCTCACGAGTCCACCAATCTCATTGTTCATTAAATCATCTACGTTGACCTGACCTTGTACATATCCTTGTCTTGGTGAGTTGGTTAGTGCTACGTTGTCCATCAAACCTCTTAGCATCGCTGTAGAGGAATCTTGGTCGTTCATAATAAGGTCAGCAACACTTCTTCCGAAGAATGTATGAGGTTCAGGGTCTATCTCGAATACAGCAAATGGAACATCTCCCCATGCCTCACACTCAAGTAGTTTGTTTTCACCACCTGCAAGAAGTAATCGGTACATTGATGCAACACCAGTACCCTCCTTGTCAATTTTCATATAGGCTTCCGTAACCATAACCTTCTTCATTGATACATCTTCACTATTGTCCTCTTCATCCTGTTGATAGCCTCTACGCTCAAAATCCTCTGCATCTCTAAATGAATCGTCAGAGTTAATTCCCGAGAGTTCTGATATTTCATCGAAATCGTATCCCATTTCAACGAGGTCGCTCACTCGCATCTCTGTCCTGTGTGCAACTACATAGGCATCCTCAATACTTTTTGCGTTTCTATCGACTACAAATTCTTCAGGAGGGAGTGCTTCAATCTTCAGTTCACCTTTCTCCTTTCTATAACTTATCTTTAATGAATGTTCAGGTCGTTCCACCTCAAAACCCATATCTCCCATCTCCATGACCAATTCAGTAGAGTGTTCCAAGACTTCTACGTCAGGCTCATTGACAATCGCCATCATCTCCTCTTCGGTGACGTTAGAGTAGGAATGTATCTCTGCCTCTGTATTGTCCTCCCACCATATCTTCAATATGCCTGACTTCTTGACGAGTGCATCGTGTATGACATCGTTCAAAAGCCTATATCCATTGAGTTCTGAGAACCTCCAATGAGCATATTTGGTAGCCTGTTCTGCCATCTTTACATCCTCTTGGGAGGTCGGAATGTACTCTACTGGATTCTCAGAAGAGAGGAAAACACGCATCAAACTAGGCTTTATTGCCCTTACTGTGTCCCTAACCTTGGTGGAAACTATCTTAGAACGTCCATCTTCTTCGCCAATATCGACCTCTCCCTCGAAATATCGTTGAGATTTGATTCTTGCATCTGCTATGTCGGATTCTACGAAGTTGACAGCCTGTTGTACAGCATCACTTGCTATATCCTCAATTTGTTGTTCATCCATTGCCTGAAGTTTTTCCATTATTTATTCCTCGGTTGCTGAAGTTACTGCCTGAACACTTGCAATTTGAGGCATCATTTTCAATCTAGAAAACATAAAGTTTGTAAGTTCCTGTAACTGCCTATCGTCTAGTGCTTTGTTTTTAACTGCTGTATACAATTCTTTGTATAACTTATGTGCTTTTGTGCCTTTAATTCCTGTCATTGCATTAGCGAGTTCCTTTGTAATTATCGCCATTTGCCTTTTATCTATAACTTCCGACCTTAATATTTTATCAAGTAATCGTCCACTTGTTTCAGCCAAGCCTGATTGTCCCTGCATAAATGCTCTTATTGCACCACCCTCTGAACTCTCTTTAATTCTTGCTTCTATTACTCCTCTAATATGTGTTTTAGAGTTCATATTAACTGCGGCTTGTAGATTTAGTGCGGCTTCTGCTTTATCTAATTCTTTAATGATAGCCTTGTATTCTTTCGTGTTTGGAATCAGCAAACGTAATTTTTGTCTTGCTGATTTACTAGATAACTCTTTCCATAGTTTTTGCATTGCTTGAACATCAGCACCTTTTGTCGCTGTTGCCTTTACATTGCCAATCATTCTATCTAATTCAGCACGAACACCTAAAGCCACCATTTCACGTTCTTCTCTACCAATGTTTTTATCATTTAGTTTTCTCGCTAATGATGCAACAGTTGTCTTACCTTTAAGTGCTTCCTCTCCAATCTCTATAGCATTATTTCTAGTTATATTTTCTTGCCCTAGTTTGAGTGCCTTTTCATACTTAGGGTTAATTTTCTTTAAAACCTGAGTCAACTCAAACCTCATAGTATTTGCGTGTGAAGATAGACCACCTTTCTTTAATGGGTCGTATGCTAAATCACTCAATGCACGTTTGATATAATCCAGTTGCAACATATTTGGGTTGTTGACCATCTTAAATAAACCATCATCGCCAACTACCATGTTAATCTGCCCAAATTCATCACCCTTCATTCTAAGGATGTCATTTGCCTCTTTAAGAGCCGCCTTTTTTAAATCTACAGGCATTCTTTGTAACACCTCTAATATTTGTTTCCCCTCTGCCGAGTTATAGTCAACTTTATATTCATAGGCATCCTTATATGCTTTTGACCTTGGTTTTTGTGTTGCTTGTTTTTGTTCTAGTGCTACCTGTTTGGCATCCTTTTTAACACCTTTAGTACCGGGCATGTCTCCTAGAGTAGCAAGATTTTTATCTAGACTCTTTTCTAATGTGCTTGAAGCCTGTTGTGACCTATTAAGAATATTTCTTTGGATTATTTCTGAAGCCTCTCCACCTGCCGCTCCTACTGCATCTGTTAAGACTTTTGTAGCCTCTGTAGCATCTGCTATCATTTGCTGATTACCACCCTTTTTCATATTTCTCAAAACAGTCATAAAGTCTTCACCTGACTCTAGCAATGTATCTTTTAAAACTTTTGCCGCCCCTATACTCATTCCGAATGCGTCCTGTATCACATCAATAGGTGACTCTAAAATTCCATTTCTTACTCTGTTCCATCCATAGGCTATCCATTTTGGTGCTAACAAACCTAATGGGCCGGCCATTGTTCCTATCATGCCTTGTTTCATTGCTAAATCTATTGCATCGGTCTGTCTTTGTCCTTCTTCACCACCAAGGTATCCACTTACAGCACCCTCTATTGCATTAAATCCACCACTTGCAAGAGATGTAACTCCTATTCCTGTCGCTATTGGTAGAGTTGCTAACCATGCATAGAAAGTTCCGGGCATTGCAAACATTACAGGTATTGCTGTTCCAATAGCACCACCAATATCTGTAGCCATAGCAGACTTTGGTTTTACAACTCCATACGCATCTGCCCTTGCTTCAATATCTGATTTAATTCTCTCACCATCTTTGCCCAGTAAGTCACCTACAAAACCTGCCGCCTCATCCATACCCTTGCCAACAAACAATGGTGATTGTGCAAATCTATCTAACCAAGCCATACCCGGACTTTGGTCGTATATATTTTTTGCATCGTCATACTTGCGTAAGTCTGCTACAGTTTCTCCTTCGTATGCACCTTTAAGACTAGCCTCGTATTCAGCCAAAGCAGATTCTATATATTTAGGCTCACTAGTGCTGAATCCTTCTTTTTGGTCAATATAGCCTCGTGTGCCATTAGCCATTTCATAAACAAATCGACCATCCTCAAAATCAGCAAGTATCGTGTATGGTTTTGTTTCTTCGACAACACCCTCAGCAACATCCTGTGTTTCCACTACCTGTCCAGTATCGTTAGTTAGAACTTGTGTAGATGCATCCTCTAACTGTGATACTAGGTTTTCCCGTGATATATCAGCAATTATAGGAGAGGCTACTGTTGCCTCTTTAGGGTAATATTTGTTAAGCATTTCTCCAAAAGCACGAGCATCTTCAATATTACCTGCATTATGAGCCTTTAAGAGCATCTGTTCGAGTTCTGTTTTGCTAGGTATTTCCATATTTACCTGTACTGATTGATTAAGTCTGCGTCTTGACTTGTTACAGTTATGCTTTCTCTTACTGGAGGTTCAATAGGGTTTAAAGTTCTCTGTGTACTTTCTGTGTAGTTTGCAAACCAACCATCTTTAAGTTTTTGGTTATAGTCAGCAATCATTCTTTCAGAATACTTACGTCTCAGTTTGGTCATTTTTATTAAGACATCTCTTTCCATCTTAATCTCACCTGTCATAACACTAATCAAGAAATCTCTCTCAGCAGGTGTATCTAAACCTCTAGCACCAATACCCAATTGTTTAATCATTGGGAATACATCACTACCCAAGAATGCTTGAACTAACTGTGTATTTGTTGCTCGTCTCATCTCCTCGTCACTACCGAAGAATGCCATAAATCTCGATACTATTAGACGATAATCAGCCATCACACCTGTTATCGGTTTCCCTGACTCTAAAATATCTAATACACCATCTAGTTTCCTTATATTTTCTATAGCACCATTAGCATTTTTAATAAAATCAACATCTTCCTGAGTTGTTATTGTTGCTAATTGTTTAGCGTATGCATCTGAGTATTTGTCTTCACTTAAATCAATATCTATATCTGTAACATCACCCTGTCCATGGGTAAGCATAAAGTTATTCCATTCAGTTGAGCCTTCTTTAAGTCCTGCTGATTCTGCTCTTAGTTTAAGAGTCTTAAATGCAGGTGTTTCACCATCATCAGGAGCAATTCCTGTCATAATCTTGATTTTGAAATCCCTTATCTGTTCTTCTGTATATATATCAGGATTGGCGAGAATAAATTCATCAATTTGATTTAGTTTATCTCTGAACTCAGGTAATTTATCAGGTGAAATACCAAGCATAGACAATTTAGTTTGGTCTATCTTGGTAGGGTCACCACCTGATTGTTCTAGCATTTGTTCGTAAAGAGAGAACTTAGTTTCCATTGCATTAGGACTTGCAATACCAATTAGACCTTTTATACCTGCCACAATCTCTGATGATTCTAGGGTAAATCCGTATTCTTCAGGATTTTGCAACACATGAAGTTTCTCCATAAATGATGAAGGTGTTGTTTTTTCCTGTGCAGATTTGATTGCATCCACAGGTGGTAACACACCTGCTCGAACTAATTTCGCCAAATCTCCTCTACCTTCAGGATACTCGTCAGTTACATAGGCATCTAACCATTGTGCAGTCTTTTCTGCTTGTCCACTCTCTTGGGATGATGCAATTCTCTCCCTCATTGCAGTAGCAAGGTTTGCATCAGGTTCTAGTCGCATTGAATTTAATGCGATAGCAGTATTCGCCCATTGACCCGGACTCATGTTGTTCAGGTTGAACCCTTGGTTTTGACCTTGTTGCTGATTCTGTTGCAACAGTCCTTGTTCGTTATTATTTTCACCACCACCAAAGAATTGTCCGAGTATTCCCATTCCCAACATTTGTCCTAGTCCTAAACTCATCTTATTCTCCTATGGTGCATAGTTATAAGGTTGACCTGCCTTCATCGAAGCACCCAATGTCAGGTAATCAAACAGACCCGGTGTCTTTGTTGATGTTACTGTCTGTGGGGTTTTTGGTGTAACTCCTAGTGCATCATTCAGATACTGTAGTGATTGTGCAGGATGTCCTGTGTACTGAGCATACTTCTGACTTGCTTTATCAAATACTGCTTGTTGTAGAGCCTGTTGCATTGCTCCCTGAGTTGCTAGGTTCTGAGCGACTGTCTGTCCCATTCCAAAACCAAGGTTTGCCATTTGTCCTAACTGACCTGCTGAGGTTAGTCTATGACCTGCTCCTGATAAATCTGCTCCCTGATTAGCAAGTTGTGCTTGTAACTGTGCATTTTGGTTTGCCAATGCTCCCTGCATACCAGTTTGTTGGTTAGCAAGTTGACCTTGTAATCCTACTTGTTGATTTGCTAATTGACCTTGTAATCCTGTGCTTTGATTAGCAAGAGCGGCCTGTAGACCTGTTTGTTGGTTGGCTAATTGACCTTGTAGTCCTGCCTGTTGATTTGCTAGGTCAGCATTATATTTATTCATAATATCTTGCATAGCACCTTGTTGAGCCTGTTGATAGTTCGCTTGTCTCAACCCTGACGCTTGTTGTCCCATCAAGTCTGCGACACCTCTACCCATCTCACTCATGGCTATACCATGTCTTGAACCACCAAATCCACCTGCCATTTGAGCCTGTACACCTAACTGGTCAAGTCCTATGTTCGCACCTCTTAATATATCTGCCTGTTGAGCATCAATGACATTAGTCGTGTATGGATTCAGGTAAGGATTTAGATTCGTAGTGCCTAGTTGACCTGCTGTGATATTAGTTGGTGTTACATTCGTCCCTGTTACATTAGTCGGTGTTACATTAGTCCCTGTTACATTAAATTGACTTGGAGACACATTTGTTGCACCAACTGCTAAAGGTGAATATCCTATACCTGCCGCACTTCCTAACCCTGCACCTTGTATGCCTTGAGCGGCTAGGCTGTTAATGTTTGGTGGTGTTGTTTGACCACCGGGTGCTTGTCCTGCCATAATTATCTCCTGTTAAAATCTCGTATGTATAAATGGTGGTGGTGCATCTTCTTCACTTATCACCCTAATATTCGGTTCTGCCGCATAATATGTTGTGTGTGGAGTCTCTGCAGGTTGTCGGGAGGCGGATACACTCCCACTCACTTTCCCCAATCAC